AGGATCCTACAACCAAATGGTGGGATGGATACGAGCAGCAGGACACGGTTGTTGTCGACGATTACCGGCGGGATTTCTGTACGTTTGCACAGCTCCTGAGATTACTGGACAGGTACCCCCTTGCAGTCGAGGTGAAGGGTGGGTATACCCAATTCAGGACACAGAGATTAATCATTACGAGTCCTTTTGGGCCGCGAGAAACATGGGAGCAGGGAGATAGACCACGTTCCGATGGGGAGCTTCAGCAACTAATTCGTAGAGTTGATCGTGTTACTCACTTTGCTAATCTAGAAGATAGACATGTATTTTAAGAAAAGCAATTGGCGTGAGCCAGGCGCAGCTCATAATTTCAACCATTTAACAAATACAATGTCTAATTTTGGTAGTGGTGACTCTGACTTTATGCCAACTGGCCCTCAATCTTCTTTTCGAAGAGGTCAGAAACGACGTTCACGCGGTACTCCTTTAACTGCGAAGCAGAAAGGTCAGATAGCTAGTATTAAGTTCGCAAGAATAGCCCCTTGGGCTGATATGGGCGCAATGAGAGTGCAACGTGGTACAGATGAAAATTTGGCCCGTTTTGGAGCCAGTTTTAAGACAGCTTCAGATGAACAGAAAAGCTTACGCAGAAGCTCTGGTTACACTGGGAGGGGCAAGTATAATCATTTACGCGCTGGCTGGAGAGCTGCAACACCATATTTGAAACGTGCAGCTTTATCAGGTATTAGCGCTGTAATGGGAGGTGGTTTGTATACTGAAGGTAGTGGACTATATAGGACGAACAACTTAATTGCGGGCGAGGGGTCGAGACCGTCAATGACTTTTGAGAGCTCAAATGACGAGACACAGTCTTTGATTTTGACTCATAAAGAGTATGTTTCGGATATATTTGGTCCCGGTTCAGCTGCATTTACAAACGTAGCTTATCCGGTAAATCCAGGACTATCGGCCCAGTTTCCTTTTTTGGCTCAATTTGCAGCCAATTTTGATGAATATGAATTGATTCAGATGATTTTTGAGTTTCATTCAACAGTTGATTCTTCTGTGAATACTTCAACTGGCAACACTGGAACTATTATCATGGCAACCAATTACAAAAGTGATGCCCAACCATTCTTGACGAAGGAGGAAATGATTCAATATCACGGTGGTGTTAGTGGTAGGTTGACTGATAATATGCATCATGGTGTTGAATGCGATCCTTCGAAAAACGCAATGGGTGGTGCTAAGTTTATTAGATCCACCCCAGTTGCTAATTCTGATATAAAGACTTATGATTCTGGCATCTTCCAGCTTGCCGTCCAGAATTGTCCTACTGCGTTTCAGAATAACCAAATAGGAGAATTATGGGTTCATTACAAAGTTAAACTGTCGAAGCCAAAGCTAACTGTAGCCTTGGGAAATGCCGCGACAGCTGCGAAATTCTTAAGTAATGCTGCGCCGACATTTGCTTTATTAATGGGCAATAGTCAAACGAAGCTTTTGTCTGCGTTTAACAATAATTTTGTTCCATTGATTAGCGATCAAACTAGTGGTAAAATCACAATTACATTTCCAGCTCAATTGTCTGGTGTATTCGAAATAGTCTATGCGTTGGAAGCTACGACTGTATCTTCAACAACTGCTGTAGCCCCTGTTCTTGGTGGTCAAGTTTCTGGCTGGTATGATGTTTACGCTAGTACAGGTGCAACGAATCCAGTTGCTGGTGCCAGCACGAGGGCGTCATATTACACGAATGGTGTTCATATATCCTCTGCTTCCGATTCCTGGAGTTATATGATCAGAGTTAAAGTTTTACAGGCTACTGGAGGCACGAACAACACTGTGACTTTTACTCCTTTAGGTTCAGCTGGTGTTATAAATACGGGTGTCCAGGCTTCGCTTGAAATTCGTGAAATTGGGAACCAATTCCAACAAACAAATCAAATTCATAATGCTTTGTTTCAAGATGTTAATGGATTACAAGTCGTTGTTTAGTCATAATTTCAAGCGAGTATGCGAAGCGATTGTTGTCAGGATAAAGCGGTTGAAGACATTTCTTCCCGTTTAACGCAAACGGAAACGCCTTTTCAGGCACAACTACACCACTATGTGTTGACCCTACTGGGATTGTTGATAGTGGCTCTGCAAAGCTATTTAGCTAGTAAAAAGTAGTTATTATAATAAGAAAAGAGATTTAACCACTATTAGACCCTTTTAAATATAGCCAGTTAGGGTTGCAACGTCGTTGCTATATTTAATAAGGGGGGGGCCCCTTTAGGGGGGGCGCAGCCCTGCCTTCATACGGAAACTGCTAGTAGCTGAGGTTTTTTCACTTGCGTGTGCTGCACAGAAGAAGTGGCGGTCTACTATTACCCGCCACTTCTGTGCACTCGTCTTCAGTGCACATAGAAGTGAAAAACCCTCGGAGAGGCCGCGCGGCGAGCGTTTTCCCCATTGCCGGGTAACGTCATAATTTGAACCGTGGAAGTTACAATGCCTCGTGTAAAATCAGTTCCATTGCAAGGTTTGCCTGGTAAAAGGCAGTATAAGCCGAATAAATATACTATTCAACATTCTGCTCACCGTAGGGAGTGCGATACTGTTTTTTGTGATAATGTTGCTGACCTTGTTTTGCCGTGCAGTCATATATTCTGTTATGAATGTTTGGACGGGATCAGGAACGCTAATGATACTAATGTTGATTATCACAGAAACAATCCTGGGTATCCTCCGGAAGTTGAGTTTGCGTTTCATGCGCCTAGAGACAATATGTGTCCAAACTGTAGGCGCGAAATTCCGTTGCATACACCTAGAAGGACTTTGCCTGATTTTCGCCCTATGCACATTGCTATTGCGCGTAATGCAGTAGTAGCAGCACTTCATCCGCAATACGAAGAAGGTGAAAGGGCGAATTTAACGGAAGATGGTGTTGATTTAGGTGTTCACATCTTTCATGATGGACAGTGGGTACCTGAAGCTGAGTATTATGCTGTACCTGATTTTTTGGAGGATTAAATTATTTTATTGTAGAAAAAAAATCTAGGAGCGCATATTATTATATAATTTTTTGCATGTTGGTTTTTGCACAAAAAAATAGCTAAAAATATAAGATGCCAACCATAATTCGAACTCAACAAGTTTTAAACAATTGAAAAAGAATTTAATTGCGGAAGTTTAGGATTGTGCTCACAAGTTTAACTACCCCAACCCGTTTTCTCAGAATGCCAGCTGCCCCCCGCTCAAGAAATGTGTGCTTCACACTGAACAATCCAACTGTAGTCGAGCACGACGCTTTAACCAACGGTTTGACTGCGCTGACTGCTGATGGTGGATTTGCTGGCTTTGGCCGGGAGACTGGCGCTGAAGGAACAGAGCATTTTCAAGGTTTTATTTGTGCACGCAATCCTAAAACTTTTGCTGGCTGGCATTCAATTCCTGGCTTGGCCAGAGCTCATTTTGAAAACATGGCTGGTACTATTGACCAATCTATCACTTACTGTTCCAAAGACGGCGACTACGTGGAATTTGGAACTAAGCCAGCAGGCCAAGGTCGTCGTACTGATCTTGAAGGAGTCGCAGCTATGGTTCGAGATGGTAAATCCATACGCCAAATTTCAGCTGAAAACCCCGTTGAGTTTATTAAATTTGCCAAGGGTATCGAACGGCTGCACTTTATGCAACAACTGCCGAGAACCTCAAAGACAGAGGTGTTTTGGTTTTGGGGCCCGACCGGTACGGGGAAGTCGAAGACAGCCTTCGAGATTGCTCTAGCGTCGAATTCTTGGTACTCGAAGGATCCTACAACCAAATGGTGGGATGGATACGAGCAGCAGGACACGGTTGTTGTCGACGATTACCGGCGGGATTTCTGTACGTTTGCACAGCTCCTGAGAT